AAGATTCAGCGTTGTAACGTATCAAACGTCTTAGAATAGATCAGGGGGGAAATATGGAAGGATACATTAAGCGACCGTCACTCGACGTCTTGGCGGCATACCGCGAGATGGTAACGGTGACGAACAGGCTGTCGGAGATGGAAGCAGAGCGCGAGAAGCTGATTAGCCGCATGGTCCAGGCTCAGGCAATCATCGAAAAGTACAATGCCAAAGACAATTGAAATGCCAAAATACTCGGCTGCGGGTATCCTCGACGTAAACCGCAAGTTCCGTGTCAAGCACATGATGGTCTACAAGTGCCGTGAGTGCGGCAAGGTGAAGCGTATCACGCCTCGCAGGGGTAGACCGCCTGGGTACTGCGGTATCAAGTGCCGCAAGGCGCGTGACGTAAAGTATAACAAGAAATATTGCGCCTCTCCAATGTGGAAGGCTAAACGTAAAGAACGCCGCGACGCCAAGAAGCGGCAGCAGGAGAGTGAGAATGCTTGAGAACATCGTACTTTTATTGGTCGGCGCGTCCGTCGGTGCCGTCGTCGGATTTATGAGCGGCCTCAACTGGGAGCGCAACGCGGTTACCAACGACATGAAAACGCTGTATCGCGATCTTGCGTCTGAGTTCAAGGAGTTCCGCGACGACGCGAAGAAGGCAATCGACAAGTTCACGGACGGCAAGTAGTCGTGAGGCTCGACGAAGAATTCGCGGTCAAGGTTATGGCCCTGATCTTTGGGTTCTTGGTTGTGCTATTTGTTATATCGCTACTAAATTCATAAAGGAAACCATCATGGACAAAAGGGAAAAGAACGCAATCGACTGGCTCATCTTTATCATGGCGGCACTGATTGTTGTCGTCGTGGTATCGGGCTGCTCGGCAGACACCAAGTTCATCTGTAAGTGTAACCACCAACCGCGACTCGACGGCACCAACCTGACAGTGGCGGCACTCGGCACTGCGCCATATTACTACCTTGGCTGCTAAACTCAAAGAGAAGTTCCCAGGCGAGTTCGCTTTGCGTGAGCGCATGGCGACAGACTTCCCGTTCTACGCAGAGACAAACCTCAAGATCGCAACGAAGGACGGCAAGATTGAGCCGTTCCGCCTGAACAGGGCACAGCGGTATATCCACGACCGCTTCGAGAAGCAGTTAAAAGAAACGGGTCGTGTCCGTGCGCTTGTTGTCAAGGCGCGTCAGCAGGGTTGCTCGACGTACACAGCGGGTCGCTACTACTGGCGCATCACGATGTCTAGGGCCAAGAACGCCTTCATTCTGTCGCATGCCCAAGACACAACGAAGAAGCTGTTCGGTATCACACACCGCTACCACAAGCATTGCGACCCTATGTTCAAGGTGCGTACCGACGCCGCGTCGACGACAGAGTTGAAGTTCTCCGGTATCGACAGCACGTACACAGTTGGTACGGCAGGAGCCAAAGACGTTGGTCGTGGCTCGACAATCCAGTACTTCCACGGCTCTGAGGTCGCGTACTGGGCTTATGCCGACATTCACTTCATGGGCGTCATGCAGTCCATCCCGACGGGCGACCTTGGTGTGGGCACCGAGATCGTCTTGGAGTCCACGGCTAACGGGATGAACGGCAAGTTCTACGATATGTGCATGGAGGCACTTGAGGGTAAGAGCGAGTATCAGGTCATCTTCACGCCTTGGTTCTGGCAGGAAGAGTACACGCAGCAGCCCCCCGTCGATTGGGAGGTTGCCACTGATGACGAAGAGTACAAGGAGCGGTACGAACTCAGCGACGCGCAGATGTATTGGCGTCACCTCAAGACTCGCGAGTTGGGTTCTGAGTGGCGGTTCAGGCAGGAATATCCGGCGACCATCCATGAGGCATTCCAGACCTCGGGCGAGGAATCATTCATCCCGCCCAAGTTGGTCGCTGAGATTAGAATCCCGAAGCCTGACCTTCTTGACTTGGATCAACCCGCTATCGGCGCATGCGACCCCGCATGGACGGGCGACCGCACAGGTATCGGCTTTAGAATCGGCAAGCGCGTCCACGACATCCAGTACCACCACGGGAAAGACCCGACGGAAGTCGCGCAGATGTGTGTCGATTATATCAACAAGTACAAGCTGGATCGTATGTTCGTCGACGTCATCGGTATCGGTGCTGGCGTGTACTCGACGTTAAAGCATTGGGGCTACGGACACATCGCTAGACCCGTGAACTTCTCTGGCTCCGCTAAGGATGTCGACCCATTGGGGAACCCCAAGTATCTCAACGTTCGCGCCCAGTGCTGGGGCCGCATGAAAGAGGACATGGAGGAGGGCGAGTACGAGATACCGAATCTAGACGAGTTGGCGACCGACCTTATGGCTCCTGGCTACCACCACAACAACCCCAAGGGCGCGTTGCAGCTTGAGTCTAAGAAGGACATGAAGGCGCGTGGTGTCAAGTCACCCGACGGTGGTGACGTAATAGCAATGACTTACGCGGAACCCGTACATAAAAACTTGAAAAATCGCAGCGAGTATGTTAAAGTAGTGTCGGAATACGACGCACTTAATTTTTAAGGCCTTAATCATTTATGGGTGTACCGCTTGGAACTAATCAGAAAAATAGCGGACTGGCTAAAATCAAGAGTCCTTATAGTGTGTCTGACGCTGGCTCTTTGCACAAGCGTTCAGATAGGGGCGTTAGTAAGAATCCGAAGAGTCTTAGTAATGGGTTGGGGGCTGCTATGGCAAAAGAAAGCGTAGGTTTCAAAATGTCGAAGGTCGGCAAGAACAGTAAGGGATAGGAGGGTACTGACATAGGCTCAATTTTCAAACCGGACGTACCTGAAGAACCTAAGGTCGACACGTCAAAGATCCGCCTACAGGAACTTCGCCGTCGACGCAAACAGTCGGGCCACGCTTCGACGAACATCGTAAACAAGCCAACGCTAGGAGGCACCAATGCCCAAGAATAGTATCGCAGAAATCACGTACTCAAGCACCACGGGCGCAACGGCGGCACAGTTTGTTCCTGGTGGGCCATCGATCATCGCTACAGCAGCCACCTTCGCGGCGACCACCACGCTCGTATTCGAGATTAGCATCAACGGTGGTGGCTACGTTACGCTGTCTGATGTGAATGGCACCACTATCACGACTACCGTTAACGGTGCGCTTGCTGACCAATATTGGCACGTAAACCTCCCTCGCGGCGGTTGCCTTATCCGCGCTAACTGTACGGCTGGTACAATGACGAGTGGGAATTCGTGGATCGCTCAAGCGTCAAGCGACATCTAATGACTAAATCTGACTCCGAAATAATCTCACGCTGCGTCCAACGCTTCGAGGAGATGCGGTCACACCGCGCTAACTTCGAGGAGCAGTGGGACGAGGTCGCGCAAGTCACGACGCCACGCGACCAGAACTTCAATACGTACTTCTCTGCTGGTCAGAAGATGCGCTCCCAGCAATACGACTCCACGGCAGAACTTGCCCTTAGCCGAGCATCTTCCTTCTACGACTCGGTGACTACACCACGCAACAAACGATGGCATGGACTTAAAAGCAGCAACTATGAACTTAACAAAATCGACAAAGTCCGAGAGTATTTCGACGTCGTCGAGGATGTTCTTTTCCAGATGCGCTACGGCCCTGGCTCCAACTATCCATCACAACGCCACGAGCAAGTTCGCAGCCTGTTCAGCTTTGGTAATGGCGTTATATTTACAGACCTCGTTCGTTCCCGTATTAGGCACAAAGCTATACACCTTAGCGAGTGTTATTTTGACGAGGATGCTTGGGGCTTTGTAGACACGATCTACCGCAAGATCTGCATGACGTACCGCCAGATGGTTCAGGCGTTCGGTGAGGACGCCATACCGGAAGGTATCAAGAACCAGTCCAAGACGTCGTCGATGCAGAAGTACGAAGTGCTTCATACGTGCGAGACCAACGACAAGTACGACCCCGAGAGCGCGAATCCCGAAGAGCGCAAGTACATCTCGTACTACATTCTCAACGAGTCGCAGAAGGCTATTCTGGATCGCACGGGCTACAACACGTTCCCCTACTCGGTGTCACGCGACTGCAAATCACCACGCGAAATCTATGGTCGCGGTATCGGTATGGCAACGCTTCCCAATGTGAAGATGCTGAACCAGATGAAGAAAACGCACATCGAAGCAGCGCACATGAACGTGCGCCCACCGCTTCTTATGCGCGACGACGGTTCTATCAATAGCGTGGACATTCGACCTGGACGTGTTATCGTCGGTGGCGTCGACGCGAATGGTAATCCAGCGATCATGCCGCTTAACCACGGCGCGCGGTTCGACATTTCCGAAGTCAACCTTGTCGCGGAGCAGAACAATATCCGCGAATGGTTCATGCTGGATCTGTTCATCAACAGTCTTGAGCGGGAAGCCACAGCTACAGAGGTGGTTGCGCGTAGTCAAGAACAGGCACGGTTATTGTCGTCGATGTCCGGTCAGGAGGAGACCGAGTCGCACTCTGTCATGATCGAGCGCGAAATCAATCTCTTGAACACGATTCCTGGCATGCTCCCTGATATGCCACCGGAACTTGTTGAGGCTGGTGGTGAATTCCAGATCGAATTCTCTTCTCCGTTGGCGTCGTCGCAGAAGTCCGATGAAGCACTCGGAGCCATGCAGACGTTCCAGACTATCGCGGCTGCGGCACAGTTCGACCCGTCGATTATGGATAGATTTGATATGGACGCCTACGCGATGGTTATCTCCGAGGCCAATGGGACTCCGGCGAAGATTATGCGCGGCGATGAGGATGTTGCCATGATTCGCCAGCAACGCGCACAACAAGAACA